TGCCACCCCTTTATAATGTCTGATGAGAAGTTGGCATAACTGAACTGTAGTCTGTCAACCAACTTTACTGCGTTTTTGCCTGTGTGATCAATAGCAACAAAACCTTCTTGACCAGTTACTTGATAACCATCTGGGGTCAATAGAAGTGTCTTTATTGACTGTGCTTTGTCTAGCTTTTTGACAACATACAGTTTAGCATCAACCAAAAGATCATACAAGTCAAATAGTTTTACAATTTCTTTTTTGTCAATTTCATTGAAGAAAGATAGTACGTCATCTCTTTTTTGCCTTTGCGCAATCTTACCCTTTTCAGACTTTCTTTTTGCTTCTTCTTTGCCATAGTATTCATTTATGTAAGCAATAAGATCGTCAACAAACTGTTTTGTGTTACCGATTCTTTGCCCCGCGCGAACTTTTGAGTTTACAAATGTCTTTACACGAATAAGTCTTTCTGGATGTTGTGAAATACCATCAACAACCTTTCTGTCTAGCTTTTGAAAGATTGATCCTGCTTTGCTCAGAATGCTTGTGACTTCTTTAGTTTCGCTTTCGGTGAATGTCGCTTGACCAGAAATGTCTTTGTAAATCGCATCTACCGACCAGACCTCTTTTGTCTTGCCAAGTCTTGTTGCAATCTCCTTACCAAAACTTGCTCGCATTGTTTCAAAAGACTCTCCTCGGTATGTTGTGTGCCACACCACACCGATTTCGGATCGTAAGATTTGTGCAGCAAGATCGCTTTTCTTTGGTATAGAGTAAACAATCGTATTAGGATGGAAAGTAATATGCGGTTCACCATCAATCTCCACCGTCTTAATATCATCTTTTGAATATAGGAAATCACCTTGAATCACTCCTTCAATACCAAGTGCTGGCAAGTGCTTTAGCGCCAGCTTCATCTTTTTGTTCAAGTCACCTTGAGTGTCAGCGTCAATGTCAGCATCAGTTTTATAGACTTTTGGATTCTTGTTGAAGATGCCTTTCTTGGCGACAAAGAATTGACCATCTTCTGGGTCAATGCCAGCAAACACAGCAGGCGCACCGTCCCACTTTGTTGTAAGATTGACTGGTGCTTTCGTCTTACCACCAAGCATGTCACGAATCGCACGGATGAAGTTTATCGCTTCTCTAGCACCCTCTACACCATTATTTAGAATGGCATCTTCAAGATGCTCCATGTGAGTGTTCTTACTCTCTTTCAAGTATTGTTTGAATCTTAGCATTTTGTCACCCCTTACGGCAAAACTATCTTGTTTTCGTCAATGACTGCGGTTTTCCCTTTGATAGGACCTATGTTATACATTGACTGTTTAACCGATTTGAACTGTATTTCCATAGTTATTTGATAACCTTGAGCACCAGTTGACGGCCACCCTTTTGACTTTTCAGCATTCAATGCTTTTGTGACACCTTTTGACTGTATGCGAACACGCAACACAGCTTTGTGCATTGTATCCCAGTTTGGTATCTTATCAGACCCAGATTTGTATTGATTCAGTCTAGCAGGGTCTTTAGTTCCAAGAAGATAAAATCCGTGCGTAGCAACGTTCAAATAGTATGTTTTCTTTATGTTGTAGTAATTGCTTATGGTAGTGGACGGTACGTCAAAGAAAATGTCGCGGCAGTTTTTCAGATCGCTCTGATATCTTTGCTTCAAATCAAGCCCAGTCTTTCTCACTCTTTCGACCCATTCACCATCTCTTTCTTTTTGTATAAATGGTTCCACTTTCCATTTGTTTTTGATGGCAGTCAGAACGCCAGCATTTTCAGCTATTTCAGCAAGAAACTCTTTTTCCACATTCCCGCCAGTGTCGCCTAGTGCGTATTTTTTATTACCCAAATGATGAATGACAAGAGACCCGGCGGACGCAAGATCCTTTTTTAGTTCACAACCGTACTCTACTCCATTTATAAGTAAATCTAGATCGGGTCTGTCAGCAGAAGCGCCTGCTGGTGTGTATGACGGACTCACCCAGTTTAGATTCTTTAGCGCTTTTGCCACATTTTCTTCGTATAAAAAGCCTTGTTGAGCCATTTGAAACTCCTTTTAGTGTCTTATGGCTATTTATACGAAAAAGAGACGCCGAAGCGTCTCTTTCATCTAAGCACTTTTTTGATACACCTCTTTTACAAATGAGTATGGCGCACCACTCAGCCTTTGAGCCACGTATAGCATATGATCTTGTTCATAATGCTCTCTTGCATACTCAAGAATTTTAGCTTCCTCAATAGCAACTTGTATAAGCATCTGAAGTGTTTTATTTTCCACGACAAGCACCTCGAATTTGATCCAATGCACCCTCTACTTGTTTTGGATACTCTCCAATATAAGTGCCAGCCCTAAGCATGTCAAGAGTGATGTGATCTTTATGCCTATGTTCTATCTCGTCCCACCTTTCAATCATTTTTCTAGCTAATCTATCAAACACAGCATCAGAGAAGATTGGATCGTCTTGTTCGTAATAAGCATAAGATGCCATGAGATACCACGGCACAGTCATGTTTATGTTGTCATTCACAACATCATAATAATACTTTTCAATCTGATCTGTCGTGCTCATCTTTCTAGTCATACCCATAGTCATGTTGCTCTCCTGTCACACAATACATGTTTATCACAACTTTTTTTGGCTGTCAAGCGATTTATAGAACTTTTTTTGTATAAATAGCCATGGGTGCGTGTAAGTACGATAACAGCGTAAGAGGCAAGTGGTTTGATAAGAAACACACCATCAGGAATAGCAGACGAAGCATTTTACATGCCAGTGGGGTTCTGGTCTGCTACACGCTCTGAAACTTATTGAAAAGGCGATTCTTTTGAGTCGCCTTTTTTGTTTGTTTCCGCAAAAAATGTTGGTGTGAACCCATTGAACCCAGACCCTAGATTTAGCGATCTACACATACTTCTAGCAGTTCGCGAACTCTCTGTTCTGTACACAACCAACCCAGTGTCTTTTTCTACAACGTCAAAATCTTCATTATTTGATTTTACACTATACGACATTATTTGAACCCATCAAAGCTACGCTTCCCTTTCCCTTTTTTGTTGAAACTTAGAACATCGGCCGAGTCACCGAAGTCTTTTCTTTCTTTAGTCAATCTTTCTCCAACGTCACCACGATCCATCATAGGTGTGTCGTCCATTAGGTCTTGTGCAGCTTCTTCAGCATCATAAAGACGCATCTTAGAACGATCAATACCGACAACAAACCTCTTCAAAAAGTTAGTGTCACCCCAACGATTTTTCAATTGTTTGACCATGAGTTGACCCAGACTTTCAAGTTCTTCAGTTGAGATCAGACCAAACATAAAGTCAGCAGTCGCAGGTAGGCCGAAAGATTCTGAAGTATCTTCTAGACCGAGATCAGAACTGCCATACCCAGAACGTGTTGTCTGTGTAGCACTCATGATAGGAATATTGAACTCTACAGCAAGACCACGAAGTTCTTCAGCAATCGCCTTGATCAACGTATAAGAGTTTACGTTAGCTCCATACTTCATGCGTGAACTCATACAAATGTTCAAATAGTCAATGTAAACAACATCTGGTGTAAAGTTCTTCTTCAACTTCAGTTCATTCAAAAGATGGCGAAAATGCGCTGATCCAGCGGATGCTGTTGGATACTCTTTTACGATCAATTTACCAGTCGTCTTAGATTTTACACGACCAATACGTGTTTCGTATGTCGCTTTAGGCACCTCTTTCAGTTCATCAATCGTCAAGTCAAGTAGGTTTGCGTCAATCCTTTCAGCGATTCTCTCTTCAGCCATCTCCATTGTGATATACAGAACATTCAAGCCAGCAGTCAGATTAGCAGCCGCACAGTGTGTCATGAAAAGAGTTTTACCGACACCAGTGCCAGCAAGAGCAATAGACAAAGACTTTCTGGACAAACCACCTTTGGTAATTTGATTGAACAAGTCTAGATCAAACGAAATCTTATCTTCTTTGGCATGATAAAAATCGTAACGCTCTTCATAGTTATCAAGATAATCGTGACCAACATTGTTATCAAAAGACACACCCAATGCGTCTGAAAGCATCTTAGGAATAGAGCCTTTATCAAGACTTTTGTGTTGGCCGTCTAGAACAAGAATAGATTCGCGCACAGCATTGTAAATAGCTTTGTCCTGACAAAACTTTTCAGTTTTATCAACGATCCAATCTAGGTCTGTCTTATCTTCATAACTGAGATTTGAGATAGTGTTAGATACTTCTTTATACTGTTCTTCGTTTAGATTGTCCTTTTCATCTATAGCAATGCGCAGGGCCTCCTTAGTAGGAAGCCCGTTGTATTTTTCAATGTAGTTTAGGATTTCTTTGAATACTATCTTTTGTGAGTTGTTATCAAAGTATTCGTCCTTTAGAAATGGCGTAACTTTTCTGGCGTATTCTTCGTTGTATACTAACCCAGATAAGATTGTACTTTCAATCAATCTTCATCTCCTGTTTCTACTTCTTCTTTAGGCGCGTCTTCTTCAATAAGAGAACCTGAAGCTACAGTATACTTTGATTTGATGTAGTTGGCAAGGGCAGTTTTTTCCATCATCATAGCCCAGAACTCACCGTTGTTACTGATTTCTTTAGCGCGTTTCAACGAATCAGTTAGCACTTCGCCAGTTTCTGGATTGATAGCTTCATACCAACCAACTTTTGGTTTACGAATAAACCCACCTTGTTCTGCTATATCAAGCAGGCCAGACCACTTAGAGATACCACCTTCGTAAGTCACCGTGATCGGGATCTTAGACTTTTCGCGCACATGTCGCGACTTTTCAATGTTGATAACAAAGTGATAACCTGAAACTTCTTTACCATCTTTTTCTTGCTGTCTACCAATAATCCAAATCGCATCAGCAGAGTAATAAGAGCCTGTACCACCAGACACAATGTCTTTCGGAAATAGGCCGATTTCTTTATAAGTGTGATTCACCACAATCATAGGCAAGTCTTTTAGATTTAGATGAGGCGTGACAATGCGAAACAGTGATTTTAGTTGTTTCGCACGAGTCATGTCAGCAACGCTTTTACCATCAATCGCATCCTGAGCCTCTTTCTGTGAAGCTAGGTTACCAATAGAATCAATGACGACACAGACTTTATCACCCTTCTCAATCTCTTTTAGTTGGGATGCGATGTCGTGCTTTAGCTGTTCAACATCTGTGATTGGAGTGTGTACGACACGATCCATGTCAATACCAAAACTCTCAAAATAAGATTGAGGTGTACCAAACTCAGAGTCGTAGAAAATGATAACGCCATCGGGATGCTTCTTTTGATAAGACGCAGCCATAAGCAACGCAAATGCTGACTTGAAGTGTTTGGACGGACCCGCCAACATAAGGAGACCTGGGATCAGACCGCCGTCAAGACGACCAGATAGTGCAACGTTTACCATGGGGACAGGTGTAGGACACATCTCCTTTTTACCATAGACCTTAGACTCCATGATAGGAGCAGTTGATTTGATTGTGCTGTTTTTAATAAGTTTATCCATCAATGACATTATTGAGTGTCTCCATTTACTATGTCAGAAAGTTTTGTTTCAAATGCGTCGATCTTAGCTTCTCTGTTCGGCCAATAGATGTAATCTTTCTCAGGGTTGGCACGTAGATTATTCAACAGAGGTATTACGGCATTGTATAACGTTGTGAGCCTCGTGTCAAGGTCTTTTACTCTCCCCTCAAGAGAAGTTACTTCTACCTGAGACTCTTGAACTGTAGCAAGTTCTTCCTCAGTTACAGCGGTAAATCCGAAATCAAAGATGTCATCGTTCATGCGAAAAATCCTTCTAGTGTGTTTATCTTTTCTGTTTCCCAACCAACAGCATTAGTAACGAGTTTCAGTGGCTCTTTGAATGCTTTGTTGAACTGTGTTTCGTAGTCTACATACTTATCAAGTTTCATTTCTTTGGGTAGATACTGAGGAAATGCGATCACATTTTCTTGTATCGTGTTAGGTATAGTCAAATAGCAGAACTTCACCTTACTACCATTCTTGATCTTTTCCATGTGCTTATCTAACCCAACTTTCTTCATTTCATTGTTGAACAGAATAGCACCTCTGACGTGAATAGGTGTACCTTTCTTATACAGAGTTGTTTTGTCACTCCACTTGTCCATTTCAGATACGCCGCGCGGGAACGCAACATCTTCAGCAGGAAGTGTCTTGAACTCTTTATAAAAGTCTGCAACGAACTTTTGTAGATCAGCCTCTTCGTCTCTCAGTATGATTTCATACGCTTTCTTGAACTTGTCGCGAACAATCTGAGGTGTAGATGACTTGACCGCTTCTAGGCCCATCATCTTGACTTTTGGTTGTGCGTACTGAACATCTTCGTTGTTGATCACGTTTAGAATGTAACGCTTCTTAGCTACCCATACACCACGATCTGCGATAACCTCACGAGCCATGACCATGCGATTTTCATACGCACCCATCTTTTCAAACAGTTCATTGTATGCTTTAGCAAGAATAGGAACAAACTTCTCTTTACATGCCTTATCAAGAAACTTGTCTGGATTTTCTGGGTTTACAGCTTTGACCAAATGACTCATATCAACATAGATGGAGTCTGTATCAATGGCAATCACATAGTCTTTATTATCAGACTTTAGAAACGTATTCATGGCCTTGTTCATCGCTTTCTCAGCCCAGCGAATAGATAGCTGCCCTGACAACGTAATGCCTTCAGCAATGGCTAACTCAAAGTAACGGAAATACTGATTACCTAACGCACCATAAAGACTGTTGAGTAGAATCTTTACGGCCTGTTGTGTATTTGCAAGACGATTAGCTTCTCTTTTGAGTTCTGGGCTTGGCGTTTTTTCATTTTGCTGTTGAACTTCAAGCATCTTATCTTTAGTCGCTCTGCGTTCATCGTATAGGCCGACAATGATTTCTGGCAGAACGCCTTGCTTATCTTTTCTATAACAAGACCCATTAGCAGCAACAGAGACGTTCTTGTTTGCTGGGTGTGGTGCGTGTTCCAAATAATAATCAACACCAGACATGAGTTTATGCGAAGGGTCTCTCAGCAGTGTTTCGGGTGACATGTTGTATTGAACAATCAAGTTTGGGTAGAGACTGTTCAAGTCAAAAGAAACAACCCAGTCAGTGCGTCCAACACGAGGGTCTTTCACATAACCACCTGGGTAAGATTCTTTCTCCTTTCTCACATTAGGAGGCACAGCAACTTTTCTGAGGTTCAAATAGCGATAGATAATACTGTCCCAGATAGCAGTTGTACCAAACACGTCTGGATAGTTTACTGCACCCTTGTAAGCAATCATAAGCGCTAGTTCCATCAGACCCATTTGATTGTCAATGCGATCAACCAGTTGAACATCGCGGATGTTGTAGTCAATAAACTTCTGGTGATCAGCTTTGTAGAGACTATGCAGTGAACCATGCTCTTCGTATGACAACTTCTTTTCGCCTAACACAACGTGCGAGATGTGGTCAAGTGAATACGACTCTTGTGGCCCAAGAGAATACCCGAACTTCTGAATGAGATCATAATAGTCCATTTGTGCGATGCCGTAGATTTCGTAAGCATCCATAGACTTACCCTTGATACCAATCTGACGATACTTGTTGATACCCCAAGGAGATAATGCTTTAGCTGTCTTTTCACCACAGACTTTTGTGATACGATTGACCATGTACGGAATGTCAAATAGACGAATGTTCCAACCCGTGATTATGTCGGGATAGTTGTTTTCCCAGAACACAACAAACTTTTGCAAGAGTTCGCCCTCAGTGTCACATTTGCGATACTGAATCAGTGCACCATCAAGGTCAAGTTCACATTTGGTGTGATCATAATCACCAAGCCCCCAAACATGATAGACGTTTGATTTACTGTCTTTGTATGCGATTGAAATGATAGGATGATCAGCATCTTGCGGATGAGGGAAGCCGTCGTCTGATGCGACCTCAATGTCAATGTTGCCAATGCGAATCATGTTGAGATTGTATTCAACTTCTTCTGGGTATGCAGTTGCCAAGAACTGAGCAACATAGTTGTTGTTGCCATAGACTTTAAAGTTAGAGACCTCTTCATACTTTTTGAAGAAGTCTGTCGCCTCTGACATACTCTCAAGTTCAAGTGGAGATACAGGTGTACCGTCTAGCCCTGTCCATTCTGTGTCATTTTTTGTAGGAAGATAGAACGTGGGCTTGAATGCCGCACGTTTGTGTATTCTGTTACCTTTTGAGTCGTAGCCTCTGAAAAGGATTTTGTTGCCGTAGCGGTGTGCTGATGTGTAGAAACTCATAATACCTCATGGTTTAGATTGTACAGATCAATCTATCATCTTTTAGATCATGTGTCAAGCATTTTTATAAAATGATAGACAAGCGCCGAAGCGCTTGTCTGAAGGAGTTTAGTCCTTTGTAGAGACAAAAGAGTACATCTCTTTTGCTTTATTCATAAGATCGTCCATAGAATACATCTTATGTGCTTCTTGGACTTCTTCTAATGTTTTTTTACCTTCGCGATACATGTCAGTCGCAAAGCGAATGTTCATTTCGTATTGTTGATCCATGTATTCTTTGGCAAGTTGTAGCATTTCTGCGCGAATTTCAAATGGGTTTTTGTTTGACATAATTTGTCTCCTGTGTTGTGTGTGTTTTGTTGGGGGCCGAAGCCCCCGTTTAATTATTCAGATAGCAATTGCTTGTTGTTATTGCTAATAGGAATCTTCTTAGGTTTCTTTTCTTCTGGGATTACATTTTGAAGGCGTATTGTCAACATACCCATATGCAAGGATACACTTTGAACCTTTATTGTATCGGCTAGTGTAAACTTGCGTTCAAAACTTCTAGCTGCAATCCCCTTGTGTAAGTAGTTCACATCTCTATCTACATCTCCTACATCCGCACGAATGGTAAGAACGCCATCATGCACTTCAATGTCAAAGTCTTCTTCATCAAACCCCGCAACGGCCAGTTCAATAAGATACGTGTCATCACCAGCTTTGATTAGATTGTAAGGTGGATAGTTAGATGTGTTTTTGTGACCGTGATGAAGTTTATTCAGTACGGTATCAAATCCAATGAAAAATGGATCGTTTAGCATTTCAGCATTAAATCTACGTGTTGTAGCATTCATTTTAGTTCTCCTTCTATAAGCAAGAAATTATGTTTGAGTGTAGACCCTGAAGGCGTCTACGTTTTATTTATACGTAAAATTGCGATTATCATAAATAATCAAGTAGTTTTTAACTATTTTAGTTATTCAGAGGAGGCGACAAATGCCCAGTAAAAGTAAATCCGATAAAATCGCAAAATCATTAGATTTAGAGTTTATGACAGTATCAGAAGATTATGATGTGGAGCCTACTAGTGAACCAGAACCTATTGAAGAGCCTCAAGTAGAAGAAAGTGTTGTTGAAGAGCCTACTAGCGAACCAGAACCCATTGAAGAGCCTCAAGTAGAAGAAAGTGTTGTTGAAGAGCCTAAAGTAGAAGAGACTCCAAAATCTACTAGAGGAATGTGTGAAGCTAAACTCGCTTCTACTGGCGAAAAAATAGGCTACGTTTCATTGTCAGACCCAAGATGGAAGACTAGAGAAATAGTTCACGCAAGGAAAAACTAGATCCCAGTTGATCCAAACCCACCTTTTCGTGACGTTTTTTCTTCTGGCTCCATTTCAGCTTCTACGATTTCGTATTGCTGAACCTGTACGACTTCACCCTGCGCGATACGATCACCATCGCGTATGGTGAATGTCTCAGTGCTAATGTTGTGAAGCATAACATAGGTCTGTTGAACATAGTCAGCATCAACAACACCTTCACAGTTTGCAATGACAACACCATTTTTCAATGATAGACCCGATCTCGGATGAATACGAAGTGACTCCCATTCACGTAAGTCAAAGACAAGACCAGTCGGAACTAACATACGTTCACCAGAAGCAAGATAAGCACAACCATCAACGATTTGGCGATTTTCCTTGACATTGTTTTTTGTGTAGACTTTAACCTCGTCACCACTACGTAAAGATGCGCTCAGATCAAAACATGCAGCCCATTCACTGCCGTACTTAGGTAGATGTGCTTCGGGCCATAGCTTCCACACATTCAATGTTGGCGTGTTCGTAATCGTAATGTCGCTCCAAATATCATCAACACTAATAGTAAACATTTCATAATCATAATCAGTCATAGTGTAAATCGTCTCCTAACGTTTTTTTCCAATGTTGTATTTTGTCACGAGTTCCCAGTTGTCTTTTTCTTTGAACGGTAAGATTTTTATCTGCGACATTGGCGCCACTGGGTCTTCAGTTTTTTCTGGGTCCACGATTGTCAGCAGATCCCATTCTTCAAGTAGATTTGCGATTGTGTTTCGTCTAGCTTTATCTTCATCACTAAAGTTGTCAATCTTACCATCTAACATAAACAATTCCTTGAAGTGAATCAAGTAGTATTTCCCTTGCTTATGTAGAATGTGACAAGATTGATACAGCTTTCTGTCCTTTCTGGACGCGATACCAATTCTTGTTAGCGTTTCTTTGACTTTCAGAAAACTTTCGTCATTTGGTAGCTCGATTTCTACCAGATTTTCTATTAGACTCATTTTTTATTCCACCCGTTTCTAGTTCTTTTTTTATCATTTCAATTTGTTCACTAGACAACAAAGACAGGTATTCCTGCCCTCTGGTGGTATTGCAATCATAATACGCACATACAGTATTCAAGTCTTCGTTACTAGCATCTTGTACCCACTTCGCAAATCGCTTTTTAGGTCTAATGCTATTTAGCAAAAACGTGTATTGCGCACGGTTATTTAGATGGTAGTTCTGATTCATCAAGTTTGCATGTAAAATCGTATCTGGGAAGTAAGATAGTGCTTTATTGACTATGTAAGGCACATAAGCCTTTTCAGCAAGAGCATCATTTTCTGTGTCTTGCATCATGTTCTTTTTAGTCTTTGAAATAGAGTTTACATAGTCAAATGGTTTCATCTGCGTCTCCAATCAAGTTCTGTTGAGTTTCCATCTCATCAACACATTTAGGGCAAGCGTATGCTACACCTATCCCTTCTACGCCATCTTCGTCAGTATAGTTGTATCTGATTTCGGCATAGTTCTCTCCTGCTACTATCTTGCCTTCACATAATACACACGCTTTCTTTTTCTTGAATAGATTCACTTCCAATCTACCTCAGCCATGAGTGTGGCTAATGCAGCAACACGATTGATTTCAGAGTTAGCTACGAAGGCCTCTTTGTATTGATACTCGGCAAGAATGATGATTGCATCCGCAATGTTCTGTGTAGTCTTCAGTTTGACGGGTAGAATGTCATACAACGTGCGATACAGAATAGCAGAATCAACGTCAGAGTTTTGCGCAACCCACTTACGAACCTCAGTGAAGTTGCGATCTTTCATAAGACTGATAAGTTGGTCGAAGTTGTCACTTGAATGATTTACAAGAACACCAGCGTCAATCTTACCTGTGGCAGAATACCTCTGAAGTTCATTCAGAACACGCCGCCAATCTGGAAAATGCGTCTGTACCATTTCAGCAACAGCTTTTTGGTCAAACTGCACGTTCTCTTGTTCAAGAATAGAACACACACGTTTGAAAAACTGTGCGGCCATCTTGGGTTTGTCTTTATTTTTGATGTTGAAGTCAATGACACTACAACGAGATTGCAGAGGATCAATGATGCGGTTCTTGAAGTTACATGTGAGAATAAACCCACAGTTCTTGGAAAACTCTTCCATAAAGTTACGAAGTGCGGGCTGTACTGAATCAGCATTTAGATAGTCAGCTTCATCAAGGATGATGTACTTTCGCCCACCAGAAAACGAAACTGTAGACGCAAAGTTCTGAATCTTCACTCGCAATGTTTCAATGAGACGACCTTCGTTGGAGCCGTTGATAATGATGTAGTCTGCACCAATCTCATCTAACATGGCCTTAGCGATAGTAGTTTTACCGACACCTGCGCGACCAGACAGAATCATGTTCGGAACATTCTTGTTATCAACAAACTCTTGGAACGTGTCTTTCAGTTCTTTCGGGAGGATGGTTTCTTGGACAGTTTTAGGGCGATACTTTTGTACCCACAAAAACTCTTCTAGCATGAGGACCTCATAATCATAATGTATTGAAAGTTCAGTATAGATGAAAAGAGGGGTCTTGTAAACCCCTCTTATCTTTTTTATTCTTCTGCTGTTTGCTCTTCCGTTTCTTCAGGTTCTTGAGAGGCTTTCACATACTGATAGAAGTCTGCGAACCTTTGTCGGATTGTACCTACTGCCAGCATTTCTTCTCCGCGAATCGCGCCACGTTCAACAGAAACGTCAATAATCCTGATAACAGCCTCAACGTCATTCAGATTGATGGAAGGCGCTTCTTGTGGTTGTGCGTTAGTCTCAGTCATTTTTTCTCCTTAGTTAGATGTTACTGCGATCCAGTATTGGACCTTATCTGATTTGAAGTGTGCCATACCACTAGTGGATAGTGACACGTCATAGTCACCCGGCAAAAGACGAAGATTGTCACGTTGAACAATCAACTCAAAATCTTGACAGTCTACGCCGTCTTGAATCTTCACTTTATGTGAATCAGAAGTCGGTGTTTTTGAATCTGTAGCGGATACCCAGATAACGCCATTTTCAGCCTTGAAAGAGATTTCAGGTAGATTCAGAATGTTAGCCGCTTTAGTCACTTCGTCAAGTACACGAGACGACACAAACACTGTGGCTTCAACATTTGGGATCTTGATCTCTTTATCTGGAGGAGTTACGATCATGTTCTCAGCGGTGTAAGTATAGCTTGTCTCGCCACCATTGCTGCTACTGATAGTGAAGCGATCAGAGCCGAAATCAATCTCTGGATCAGATGCCATTGACAATACACCAATGAAACGTGAAAGATCATACACACCAGCTTGTTGTGTGATGTCTTCTGTGATCGTCGCTTCAGCCAAGACTGTTCGTTGTGGATGAATGGTGCGTACCTTGTTGCCGGGCTTGAACATGATACTCTGATTGATCTGCGAAAAGTTCTTCAAAATCGTCAACGTGTCATTACTAAACTTCATTATTTACTTCCTCATTTTCTCTTGCGCACGGCGCTGTTTGCGATTCATACCATCAGTTTTAGCAGGTTCTTGATTCTTTGTCAAGTAAGTTTTTTTGTTAGATTCTTTTGATGCTGTTGGTGATGCCTGAATAGCTGCCATTGCACCTAGCGATCCACCAAAGGTGTATGTGCCGACATGCTTTAGCTGAATCCAAGGACAGAGCCAAACGTTTAGACCAATGCGCCGCGCATAATAGCTGAACATGTAGTCTTCAGAAAGATAACGCTTGCTCTCTGGGTCAATCACTGTGTCAAAGAATGCCGTGATTTCGCGAGTACCGTCAAAATGCTCAGTTCTTGCGTGATCTGGTTTGTACTTCAGTTCTGGATAGGCCTCGGCGTACTTATCAAAAACGTCACGATGAATCATCATGAACCCAGTGCCGCCTTCTTTGATTTTCACTGGCTCATTTAGCTTGAATGACTTGATGTCAGAATCTGGATTGAACACGAAGTCGCCCACGAAGTGTTCAAGTTGAAATGGGTTATCAGCACCGTATCCCATGTCAGATGCTTTTTTGATTTTCTCCCAAGAGATTGTTTTCTTGGGGTAAGCACCTGTCACGATGTCCATGCCTGTGGCAGAGTCTGTAATCTGCATTAGATGCAACACGTCTTTATAGTTGAACCCAATGTCAGAGTCAATAAACATAAGATGCGTACAGCCTGATCTCAAAAACTCATCAACGCAATAGTTGCGGGCCCTTGTGATCAATGATTCGTTGAAGAGGTAATAAAACTTCAGTTCAATGCCGTGTTTAGCACAGATCATTGATAGATCGTTAGTTGCTTTTGTGTACATACCAGAGCAGTTTCCGCCATACATTGGAGTGGCGACAAACAAACTCTTTGTCTTTAGGTTTTCAATGTCAAGTTCAATGTTCATGTTCATCCTTTATTCTAGAATTTTCAAGTTGCATCTTCATCCACTTAGCACACTCTTTAGCGCTCAATGCTTCATCAGATGTTGGAGGCATACGATCATCTTCACCGATGCCTCTAATAACAGACGCTGATAGCATCATAGCAGAAGCCATGATCATACAAACTTGATGTAGACCAGAGCCATTTTCACCGTCGTCAAAGTCATGACCACGCTCAAAGTCGTCAATGTGACGCTTGAGACTGTCAATCATTTGTTGCCAAGGTAAACCCTTCTCCCAGTTACGATGTGCGTATTTCAAAGCGCCGTACTCCAAGGAGGTAGCACCAGCGGCTACTGCTTCTAACGGAACTTGTCGGAAATAAGGCACACCTAATGCTTCACGCATTGCTCCAGTCTTAGATGCTGGATGTTTATTCTTTTTGCTCATTATCTATTCACTTGCTCCAAATCATGTTCAGCCCTATGAATGGCCTGTAATCTCAAAATGTCAGCCGCAACGTCATGTGTGCTATCGTGCGCTACGAAGTATTTAGCCCAGTAATCAGTGTCTGCTACAGGAATAAATCCATTTTTTTGAGAAAAGTTGAACTTAGCATCAATCCAAGTTCTTGTATCTCTTACACGCCACCATTTAAGATATTCATTCAACAACACATTCTGTTTCAGTGATCTCATTATCTGATCAATAATCACAGGGTCAAACGAGTTACCACGAGACCACCAATACTCTATCTTACCTTGATCTCTCAAGTATTCAAATAGTGTAGCACTAAACTCTTCGTATGTCAAGTCATCTTCACTAGGTTTTAGCTTTGATTTGGCTTCTGGAGATTGTTCATCCCACCACTTCAGATCGTCTTTTGTAAACGATCTACCGAATCTGTCAATCTGATCTTTCACAGAAAACTTGACAGTCGTTACTTGTTTGGTCAGTTCTTCAAACGAATAAGGTTCATCTATAAATCTATCCCAGTAAAAAGTGGCCCACGCAGCATCAACTGCGGGGCACTTAGTGGAATCTTGACCTATAGACTCAAAGTCTATAATAAAGTCTTTTCTCATGTCTCACTTTTTCTTATAGTATACTAATGTGTCCATTGCGTACTTATCTTTCAAACTCTTTACCATTGGTATCACACCGTAAAGACGTACACGATTTGTGTTTACACCAACTCCACCGAAAAATGTTTTTGACATCTGATTCAATTCAGATTCAAATGTCTTTTCAAAGTTCTTGCAACGCTCTAACCAATCCTTTTCAGGATTTTGAGAATCCAAAACACCACCCTGAACGACAAAACGTATCTCTGTAACGTCAGAAGGTGTATCACGCTCTTTTCGCATAGCAGCCATCATCACTTTTTCAGTCCAAGGTGAAACTGTCACATAAATCGTGTCCTTAGTGTTCACGTAACCATTGTCAACCAACCATTTTTGCGAGCCTTCGCCCTTGGGAAAAGAGATTACTGGCGATACTCCATCAACCACAGACTGGGCGTCAAATACGATCTGGTTCTTCTGACCCTTCGTCAAATTTGATGTGATTTCATCAATCTCTTGTTCGACGGTCTGCTTGAATGTCTCTGGATCAGTATCAATTTCACCCATCTTGACTAGCTTTAGAATAACTTTTCTCACATCAGCCACAGAAGCAGCCCCATAAGGCTTTTTCTGCGTGTTCATAGAGAGCGCAAAACGAAGCGCGGCTGCATTGCTTGAGCAATCAAACACATCAGCAATGATGTTTTTCATACCCAACTCTTTTAAGATTTTGAAACGTGTGCGGCCTTCTAGAATCACAAATTTGTTGTTGATTGTTCTATATCCAAAGATTGGTAGTTCCACAAGAGAAAAGCCGTTGTGTACAATGTTGTCGCGAATCTTAGGGTGCTCAGGGTTATAACCCACACGAACTTCCTGATCAAAATACTCGTTATTATCAA